CTTTGAATTAAAATATTTATTGGGGTTTTTACACACGCAGACTAAAGTCTTTGTCCTACACGGACATCAATAAATTTTGATAAAATAATAATATAAAATAAAATAATAAAATTTCAAAAGAATATCACTGCCTCTATAATTTAGAGCGTTTATTCGTAAGAAATATTTACAATCGTAGAAAATTTCAAAAGATTATCACTGCCTCTAAAATTAGAGCGTTTAATCGTAAGAAAAATTTAAAGATTTTTAAAATTGTGATCATAGATCGGTTCACTATTGTGAAGTTCAAGGGAGTGTTTTTGTGTCAAAACAATATAGGGAGTTTCAAGATGTAATTTCTGTTTAATTGGATTTACAAATTGATTGTTTAAAACGGGTTCATTAACCAAATCAGGAGAATAAGATTTAAAAACATAATCATTAATATATTCCTGTTCATACCTGTTAAAAAATAAGTTATTTAATTCTTCCCAAGTGATAAATATCGGTTCAAGATCAACTTCAACTAATGCTTTGTTAATTAACATTTTCAAATCATCAAAATACTCTGGACCATGTCCATAAGCTAAATTTAATGCTTGTTTGCAATTAACTAGCGTAGCCTCAGCTAAATCAGAACTTTTAAATACCCATTGAGCAGCTTCAGTAACAGATTTTTCAGCAAGTGGAGCAAGATATTGATTTTTATAGTTTGGATGTTTTTTAAAACCTCTTTTTAAGAAAGTAGCTTCAGATAATTTAGTATATTTAATATTTCCAGTTTTTGTAGCATCAGTATAATTAAAATCGTATTGTTTTAGAAATTGAGAAATTGTTTGACAGTTAAATTGTTCTTTAACAATATCATGAACAGACAATAAAGAATCGTCTCCATACATAATTTCAGATACATATTTATGGTAATTACTTAAATCTGTTTTCATAATACCAAGCCAACATATACGCATTATTAATTGATTACACAAAGTGTTTAAAATTGTCGTTATTGCATTTCCAGATGGGAGACCACAATAAGTTTGAAATACGAAGTTATTACAAATATTATATGAATTACCAATTTCTTCAATCATTATTAAAATATTATTATTAAATTTTTCCCAATCAGAAGGAGAAAAAGAACCAAAATGTTTATACCAATCTCTAATAATTAAACCAGATTTTTTTATAAGAACATACCACATTCGAGGGCCAAAATCGGAAAAATCTCCGGAAATTATATTATTACCTTTTGATAATAATTTAGAGGCAATGAAACCCCATTGAGGACCATCAGCAGTAATACCTACAGCATGATTTAATTGTTCAAGATTGTGCATATATGCAGCAGAAAAATCTAAAGTATATTGGCGGACACTAATTGTAAAATCAACCGGAGACTGTTCAAAAATACGAGTTGGAGCTTCTAAATCCAATTTTCTTTGTTCACGACGTTCATCTTTTAAAGTACTTTGAAAAATAGTTATAGGACGTATACCATTATTACGGAGATGAGTTTTAAAATCAAGATCATCAATTAATGTTTGATTAACAATCATTTTAATTGGAATACCTTTTTCATCTTCTTCAATACTTATATAAGAATCTTTAGTTGTACACCCTTTCTTTAAATTATATGGATACCCAGCAGAAGTGTTTAATTTTATTCTATCATAATAAGGAGTATTTGGAATACCAACAATTGTTGTTTCCAAATCTAAGATTCCTGGAGAACGAATAGGTTTATTTTTTTCAAGAATCATATTACGAAGATCATAAAAAGCTTGATCAACAAGATCAGAAGGTAAATCTTTTAAAGGTTTACAACGTTTAGCAATACCAGCTTTTAGTGGTGAAGAATTTGGAAATCCATAACGAGGATCCATATTTGACAAAATTGGAACTTGAGTTAATAAAGGTTTTTGTATTTTATTTTGAATTAGCGATGGAATTATTTTTGATTTACTACTTTGATAAGCTGTCATATTCTTTGAAACAACACCAACATTAAAATAATCACCCTGTGGTTGCACACTAGAATGACCTTTATAAAATTCACCCTCAATATAATCATAAGGAACTTGATCTAGTTGTAATTTTTCAATGTCCTCTTTAATTAAAGGAACAGAATACCCAAAAGGAGTAGACCCACCATAATGGAGACAGAAAATTGGATTATTAGCATCAATTAAACCTAAAGAACCACAGCAACCGGCACCTTCAAAATTTGAAACATAACTAGTTGTTGTAATAAAGGATTCATGACGAGTAGTTCTTTCAGTAGTAGTATTACTTTTAACTTTAATAAATTTAGCTGGAACAGTATGACAAAAATTATCATGTTTATCAGCATGTATAAATAATAGTTTAGAATATTGACTTGAATGTTGTTTACTATTAGCAATTAAGTTTACAATATTAACAAATTGAGGTAATTTACAAGGAAGGTTATAAAAAGCTAAATCTGATTTTGAAAAACGAGCATCTTCTGTATTAAAAACAATTTCTTTTGGAAGATTAGGATCATTACCGATTGGATAAAAATTCTTTATGGTAGTTTCAAAAATTAAACCATCATTAATACATTTTTTTCGATAATGTAGAAGAACACTTAATTCATGTGCGGTTAACATTATGGTTCGATTGAACAAACCAATTGCACGAATCCATAAATTTTTCTTTATTTTTTCACCTTTTTCCATTTCCTCAAAAACAATTTTTATAATAACAGTATTACGCATAATTTTAGATCTAGCACTTTCTAAATGTTGTTGATTTCCGCTTTGGCCGGAAACTCGAGTTTTAAATATTGAATTGGGAGCTTTAATTTTATTTAATTTAAAAGTTTTAGAATCACCAGAAACATTCATTTGAGGTTCTGCTTCATCTGAAGTATCTTCACCTTTTATTAATTGATAAAGTTTATGAATACCATAAAAAATACCAGATAAAAATCCAATAGCAGTTACAGCAATAGAAATGCATTTTAAAAATTTAGAAAAAGTATCAGGTAAATAATCGAAGATTGATTTTTTATTATGTTGAGTCAATAATTCTAGAAAAGCTGGATCAACTTCTTGACGAGATGTAAGATATTCAGGATTTATAAAATCTAGAGGAACACTAGAATGGGTTAAATTTTCACGAGACAAATTATTTAAAACGGTTGCAATAAAAGACATACGACCAGCAGCAAATTTTTTTACAATTTCTTGACGAAATTCTTTATTATAGATACAATTTATACAACAACGAGCATCAGGAATATCTAAAGGATTACCAAAAATAAACCAAATACCATATTTAGCTACTGTATCTAGTTGAACAGAATAATGTAAATGACCAGGAAGCGCAGTTTCCAACGCATGATGTATACACTCAGAAGTAGAGGCAGAAGGCCTTAAAGGGATTGGATCAGAAATAGGCCAAACTTCAAATGAACTATAACGTAAAGTTTCAGTTGGTTCATCTGCTTGAGGTTTTGCTAAATTATAATGTTCCAGACGGTCTTGAAAAATATTTTCGTCTTCTAGTGGAATGTGTTTTTGAAGAAAATTAAAACGTTTGTTTTCAGGTAAATTGTAAATATGATCTTGACAAGTTTCATTATGCCAATGATCAGCATAATCCCATATTTGTTCATCTCTTAATTTATCTAAATTAGTATTTTCGCTAGTAATAGTGTTCATTGAATCCATTTTTGAATAAATAGCACCAGGTAAAGGGATAGTTTCTTTTAGTGTCCAATGATGAGAAGTTGGACCCTCTTCAGAACGAATAGGAGTATATATAGGCATGTGAGTTAAAAAATTTTCTTGAGTTCCATCATGATTATGCTTATCTTTATTATACCAATAATAAGGACCAAAATTGGAAACACCACCTTTGTAAGGAACATTAAAACTATCAGCAATAAATTCTTGATTTTCAGCTACAGAATTGGCAATAAGTTTTGAAAATAATATATTAAAACTAATACAAACAAAAATACCAGCACATAACCAGAAAGTAGGATTACGAGATAAATTCTGTATATTAGAAGCAAAATTAGCATAACGTTGACAAGATGAATTTTTAACTAAGAGCCAAAGTTGACTGACATTGGGAGAAAAATTATTATAATTTTGGTATAAAGGTTCACGACATTCACCACATCTAGTTGGGATTGTAGCATTATTACGTAAACCACTTAAGATACAATTTTGACAGTATCCATGACGAACATTACTTTCACAAAAACTATGCAAAGGTTTGTCTTCAAGACAACAACAACATGGACCAAAAGGATCATCAACATCTCTATGAGCTAAATTAAAAATTGTTCGATAAGTTGTGTTCCAAATACGTTTAGAAAATCGAGTATAATTTCTTTTAAAAAATCCATCAGCTTGAGGTTCAACAGCTTCAGGAATAGGAGGTAATTCTAGAATAGGAGGAGTAATATGTTGATTACGAAGATTTGAAATATAATCTAATTGGTGTTGTAAAACTTCAGAAGGAAGTAAACCAGTCTGAATACGACGACAGCTTTCAGCACTTGAAACAACAGAATTATAAAAAACAAAGAATGGATCAATATCCTCAGTTATATTACGATAACTAGTAGGAAGAGTTAAAGAAAGTTGTTGAAACCTATATTTGACATTTTCAACTTCACGATCATGATATTGTTTCATTTGAGCAGACAACATAGTTTTAAATTCGGTAAAGTTTACTCGTTGATGACGAACGGTTTCATTATTGGGATTAGGAATATATTCAAACTGAAGATGATCATAATTTTTAAGTTCTTCGTCAGTCCATTGACCAAAAGTTGGATGGGAACTCTTTCCACGAGGAGTGGCTACTACTCGCCAAAAAGAATCTTTACGACGGAGAAAAGCTTGGGGACATGCAATACCACCAGGTATAATTTGTTTATTCATATTTAAAGTAACTAATAAAGGATTAGCCATCATTTTCTTGTCTGATAAATCAGCCATATTGCAATTCATTAAAGCACTTGATTTTAAATTAAAAAGTTCAATAACAGTTCGAGAAGCTATTTCAGGTTGAAGCGAAGCAAGAAAATC